AGCAATGGGGCCGCCGCCGTCACCAATGATGTCAAAGCGCAAGTTTGTGCTTCCAACGTACAGCTGGGTTCCGGTGGTATTAGCCGCAGGCCCAGTGCCAAAAATGAACTTTGCGTTTGGATAGCCTTCTCCGGTTGGCATTGCCTTTAGCCTGAAGATTGCTTCAAGGCTGAAATCACCAGTCCCCATGTCAAGGCTGGTGCTTGCCGGTGTCCAGAGGTTATTGGTGTTATTGCCAGGGAAGTTGATGCTGGCGCCGGTGCCAAATGGCGTGAACGAAGTTGTTGGCGCAATCAAGGTGCCGAAACGGTTAATCGTTCTGTTGAAGGAGCTTTTATCAACAACAGAGGTATCTGCCGCTGCTGGCTGCAACAGCATCACCACATTCGCCCAGTTGGGATCTGTGGCTGCCGATGCCACCCTCCGCCTCGGAATAATCAGCATCCGATTGCCTCCTGCATACGGCCCACGACGCCACTCATGCCGACAGCTCATTGACCCACCCGGCTGACAGGTCGAAGGGCTGGCCAGCCTCGATCTGCTGACGCAGCTCAGCGGCACGCTCCATGTTGGCGAAGCCTGCGGCCACCAGCGCCTGATGGCGCGTCAGCAGCTCCTGCATGAACGGGGTCGCCGTCCCCTCGGAATCCCTCCGGATCGCCTCTTGCAAGAGGACACCAAGCATCGGATCCTCGTTCGAGGGGTAGAGCCTGGCGTTGGCCTGCAGCCTGGCGGCCTCCACCTGGTTCAGCAACTCCTCCACTGGCCGGCGCAGCACCTCCAGCGTCTCCTCCCAGGTTCCGGCAGGACCACCAACCTTGGGGTCCGCATAATCAACCGCGCCCCAGGTCGCCCTCTCAAAGAAAATCGCCGGGTCGTACTCGCGCGTTTTCGGCTCGCCCTTCAGGTAGAACCTCAGGCCTGGTTCTTCGTATTGTTCTCCGAACAGGTTGGGCCAGAAGCTGCCAGAGGGATTGGTTACTGTCTCGCCTCGCATGGGGACGAACAAATCAACGCTGCGACCCTCCAGGGGGCCAGGGTCGGCGTAGAAGCGCACACCTGTGTCGGGGTTGGTCAGGATGGTGGGGGAGGTCATGATCAGGTTGCAGAGCGAGTGAACAGGAACTGAGCAAACAGGCCTTGGGCGCCAGTGCCGACGCCCATCAGGTCAACGCCAATCCGGTCGCCAGCCGAGAAAGTGCCGCCGGTGATTGTGGCGGACGCATCCACCAGGCTGGCGCCACCGGCCAGCGTGGCGTTGCCGGTCAGCACCGACGTCTTCACGCCAGCCGGCGTGCGCCGGTAGGCATTGAAGCTACTGGGACCGCTGCCGGTGGTGTCGATGTGGCAGCCAAACCGGACGGCGCCGAGGGTGAAGCTGCCGCTTGGCACCGGCACCGGAATCTCGGCGTAGTTGGTGGCTGCGGTGGCTGTTTCGCCGCGGTTGGAAATCACCAGGATGAGGCCGTCGCCAATTGCTGGCAGATCAGCGCCCACCAATGTGCGGCCTGCCGCTGGCGCAGGTGTGCTGCCAGATGACGGCCCGGCAAAGATCTGGTTTGGAGACAGGGTTGGCGTGGGTCCAGCAGGGCCTTGAGGGCCGGTTGGGCCGGCGGGGCCCTGCGAGCCGACCAGCGATGCGAGCCACTGCGCTTCCGTCCCAACGAAACCACCTGCCACAGCGGTCTGATAGGCGCTGCTGCCAGCGGGCCCAGTTGGGCCTGTGGCGCCAGTTGCGCCAATGTCGCCGGTGTCACCCTTGGGGCCTGCCGGGCCTTGCGGCCCTGTTGCGCCGGTGGCGCCTGCAGGGCCTGTCGCACCTGTCGGACCGGGGGCCCCTGCAGGACCGACCAGGGACGCCAGCCACTGCGCCTCCGTGCCGACAAACCCGCCGGCCAATGCCACCTGGTAGGCGCTGCTGCCAGTCGCACCAGCCGCGCCAGTCGCGCCCGTAGGGCCAACAGGTCCTGTGGCACCGGTTGCCCCTGCAGGGCCGGTAGCTCCCGTGTCGCCTTTCAGGCCTTGGATGCCTTGCGGCCCTTGCGGCCCCGTCGCACCTGTCGGGCCGGCGGGGCCGGTGTCGCCGGTGTCGCCCTTAGCGCCTGCCGGACCTGCCGGGCCTTGCAGACCTGTCGGGCCGGCAGGGCCTTGAGGCCCGGCAGGGCCCTGGATGGGACCCAGGTTCACCCACGTCGTTCCGCTCCACACATGCACATCGCCGGTGGCGACCACCTTGTAGGCATCGCCTACCGCAGGACTGGTGATCGAGTTCAAATCTCCGACTGCGGCCACGGTCCCCTTAATCACAAAGCCCGTGCCATCTGCACCATCTGCACCAGCAGGGCCAGTTGGGCCGGCAGGGCCTTGAGGACCAGTGGCACCGGTTGGGCCTTGAGCCCCCGGGGCGCCGGGCGGGCCAGTCAACCCCTGAGGACCGATGGCCCCCGTGGCACCGGGCGGGCCAGTCAGGCCTTGTGGTCCCGCAGGACCGATAGGCCCCGCAGGGCCCTGCGGGCCTGGTATCAGCTGGACATCATCAATCGCTTCAGCAAGCTCGACCAGCGACGTTCTCAACTGCTGGCCGCTGAACGGCAGTGGTGGGATCGTCGTCATGGGCCAGCCAAAATAATTGTGTTCGCACGGATGATTGTCTCCGCGAAAATTAGACCCACATTGTCAGCTGCACTCACTCGATGCAGCATCAACAACCAACCGCTGTGGCCATCAGGCTGAGGATCCCTCACTTGATACAAAATCCCCCGGGCATCCACAGTGTCACCTTGTCGAGGCTTGAACTGCAGATCTTCAAAGTTCACCAGCAACACCGGCTGCGTGCTATTCACACGCACACCAGTATCTGGATCCAACGCCACATGCGATGCCTGAAACACACCCCTGGCTGACATCACTTGCCCAGACCGCGTGTAGGTGATGGGTTCCCCCATCACCCGCACAACAGCTCGAAGCGCCCTGTTTGCCAGGTCGTTCAGCATCAGCTCAGGCGCACCCGGGCCGCTGCATCAGTGGTCGCCTTCGCAGCCAGGAACACGCCGATCAGCGTGTTGTTGGTGCTCACGGGCGTCACCTTCTTGGCGGTGTTGTCCCAGTAAGCCGCAGCACCCTGCACTGCATCGGTGCTGGCGCCGGTCGCAGCGGTCAGGCCATGGACGCCCTCGGTGTCGATGTTGATCACAGCGCCCGAGGCGCCATCTACAACGCACACACCGAACAACGCGCCGACCAGCACGCCCTCACCGCCCGATCGGGCATAGGGCAGCGTCACCTCGACGTAGCGGCCGTTCTGGACAAAGCCCAGGCCAGTCGCCGGATCAAATCCTTTCATGGTGTCCTCTCGATAGGGTGATCAGGAAGCCGGCGATCAGTTGACGCCGGTGGAGCGGAAGAACGCCTGGTGCTGAGGCACCGTGGCACCGAAGCTGTGGCGCAGGTAGACCGTGATCCCGTCAGGGTCGCGACCGGACACCGACTCGATGCTCGGGCCGCCTTCACCATCCAGGTAGCCATAGACCAGCTTGTCCACACCGGGATAATCACCCACGATGTAGAACTGCGTCAGAGACTTGGCATCAAGGCGAGGCTCGACAATCTTCTGCAGCGCGCCAGAGAAGATGTTGACGTTGCTCGTCTGGTTCGGAGTAATGGTGGTGTTGAACTTGTCGAACGCCGTCTCCAGTGCAGTCGGCAGCAGGATGTAGCGAGGCTCCACATACAGCGGTGTGGTGCCGTCAAAACCCTTCTGGTTCCGCATCTTCTGGCGAGCTTCGCTGATGCTCGTCTCACCGATCACGCCGGTGCCGGTGTTGTTGTGATCAGCGTGGAAGATGGCCTTGCCGTCCATCATGCACGTGGCGCCCAGGTTGCCGGTGGTCAGCAGACCCCACATCTGGTTGGCCTCGAAGGTGGCAACGCCACGACCCAGGAGCTGAATGGCCCGGGTGATGTAACCCAGGTTGTCGTTGATGATCAGCCGACGGCCGACCAGCAGCTTCTTGCCGTACTCGGTCAGGCTCCAAGATCCCTTGGTTTCCTTGATCGTCCCGGCCTTGTACTCGCCGCCTTCCTTCAGTTCCTCAGGCAGGATCTGGCCGCCAACCTCGATCAGGCTCATCTCGCGGAAGTCCGGCAGGTTCTCCTGACGGGCCAGCGGTTGCCAGGTCTGGCGCTCCTCGCCATAGGCGGCCTTCAGCGTCACCCGCTGGATGCTGGTGAGCAGGAGGGGGAAGTCGGTGGTGGAGTGCATGGCGCGAATGGCCAGCTCGTCCTTGCTCATCCCCTTGGTGCTGACGCCCGAGCGCTCCAGGCACTCGCGGCCCATGTCCAGCAGGGTGGTGCCCAGGTACTCGCGGGCGCCGCCTTCATCCCAGTTCCGCAGATTGGAGCGAGCCTCCAGCGCATGAAGCATCGCCTCAGCGCGCTTCTCGCCGTGATCGCTGCCGACCTCCACTCGGGTGGTGCCGGCCGTCACCTGGCGCTCGCTGGTGGCGCGAGCATCGATCAGTTGCATCCGGGCCTCATCAAGGGTGACGCCATCAGCGATCAGCTTGTGCGCCAGCTCGTCGCCGACCTGCAGCTTGCGGGCGGCATCGAGGATGCCGGCAGTGCGGCGGCGCTCCTCGGCACGCACCTCGTCGGCATTGACAGCAGGCGCGGCGGGAGCCACGGGGGCAGCGGCACGGGTTTCGGGCGCAGCCTCAGCGGCCGACGCCCCCTGGTTCAGTTCGTCCACGGATCTCTCCTGGGGTTGGGTGGGGGTGGGCTCCTCTGAGCGCACCTGGGCTCCGGCATCAGCCGGGATCGGGACTAGCGAGAGCTCATAGGGCTCCCAGTCCACTGCGCGCTCAACTGGCGTGGTGCCAGTTTCATCGCGCTCCTTGCGGTGGACCTTGTAGCCCACCGACACGTTGCGGTAGATGCCGTCGATCACATCCTGGAAGATGGGTTCGACTTCAGCCCGCTTGCTGAACTTCACCAGGGCACGGCCCTCGCTTCCATTCAGCCATGCTCGCTGCACCACGCCAATCTGGCTGCGCAGCGAGTAGGAGTCGTGCGCATCGAGCAGCGGCCCGCCCTTGTTCAGGCGGTCCAGACGCACGGCGCCAGGTTGGAGACTGAGCTCCTCCATGTACTCGCCACGCGCCCAATCTGCACGCTTCACCATCGCGCCGGTGGTCCACACCAGCTCAACCGTTCGCTCCTCGACGTTGATCGTCTCCGGCGCGAACATTGCCCGGGTCTGCAGCAGACCGTCGCTCATTGCCACTCCTGTTCCTCCATGATTCTAGGGTCAGCCAGCAGCAGGCCTTGCCCCCCCAGCCGGCGCCGGTGGTGGTGATGGCTGAGTCGGTGGCTCACCTGTCGGTGGCAGCACCGTTCCCGCCGGCCGCCCCTGCGTCAGGCCCGCCGCGCTCACCTTCCGCGGGTCGGTGTCGAGCGTGATGCCAGCTGCGTCCAGCATCGTCATCCACTCCTTCCACTGCGCGATCACATCCGCAGGCTCATAGCCCTCCGCACGGATCGCCTCCAGCGGGGGCAGCAAGCCCCCTCGAATCCGATCCCTCGTGCTGCTCGTCTCTGACTGCGGGTCGAACAGCTCGCGCTTCGGTGGCGTCCAGTCACCGGTCAGCCCATCGGTTGCGATGCCCACCGCGCCAGCCGCCGTCGCAAACCACTGCCACACCCGGCGGCACACCACAGGCTCCAGGATCTGCCAGGTGTCAGCCTGCAGGCGTCGCTGGAATGCAATCCAGCCCATCCGCTCCTGGCTGAAGCTCCCGTCGCTGTAGTCGCCCGTCAGCTCTGCATAGGTGATGCCGGTCCCGGCCGCGATCTCCAGCAGGTAGGTGCGGATCACTCGATCGATCTCGCCCGCAGCTGGTGGGTTGATCGTCCGGATGTCCTGGCCCGGGCCCAGCTTCACGATCCCGCCAGGTTCGATCCGCGAACCGATCGTGCTCTTCTGGTCGCTCGTGCCATCAAGATCCACCACGGCCGCCGACAGGCATGCCGAGATCTTCTCCTTCATCAGCCGCGCATCGAGCAGATCCTGCAGATCCCGCAATCGCAGCATCACCGGCGCCAGGCACGTCACACCTCGCGTCATCCCCACACGCTCTGGCGTGAACAGGTGGATGATCTGCTCTGCTGGCACCGTCTTCGACACGATGCTCACCGCACGATGCGCACTCTCGCCAGGGTGATAGTTATACAACCAATACGCTGTCGCTTGATCTTCTTCGTTATAGACAATGCCACGCTTGGTGTAACCACCGCTCTCGCCGCCTGGTGTGTCGTGGCCTTCGTCGATCCAGTCGCCCTCCAGCAGCTGCAGCTGCAATGGCACCTTCAAGCCAAGGCGCTTGATCGTTGCCCTGCTGGGCGTTCTCATCCTGATCAAAATCTCGCCGCGGCCCTTCCATGCTTCAACAACCTGTGCCAGCAACCCATCAAAGTTGCTCCGGCCGTAGTAGTCACACTGCAGCGGATCAGCCATCCACTGCTGCATCAGCTCTGTGATCTGCCTGCCCCTCGTGCCATTGGCTCGGCCCTGCTTCGCCTTGAAGCTCCAGCCGGTGCCAATCAGGTTGTCGCTCCAGCTCTTGACGATCTTGCGCGCATAGGGGTTGTTGCGGATCAGATCATCCGCGCGATCGCGCATGTCCTGGAACCCGTAGGCGCTCGCCGCATCAGCCGACGCTCGTTGGGTCTGCCAGCCATCCGTCCGCCGGCCGCGGCCTGCAGCGCTGTAGCGCCGCATCTCGTCCAGCTGCAACCGCGCGGCGGCCCGCTTCAACGCCAGCCTGGGGGCGAACGTTGCCAGCAGCTGCTCAAATGGGTTCATTCGTAGTCGCGCACGAAGGTGGGATAGTCGATCCGCACCGCCGGTGCAGTCACGCCAGCCAGGCTGCTGGCAATCATCGCCCGCGCCTTCATCATCTGATCGATCGACTGGTACGTGACCTCCTTGTCGTCATACCTGACCTTCAGGTAGCCGCCAGCGATCGCTTCCTCGATCGCCGTCAGGTGCGCCTGCGTGAACGTGCTCATCCGGGCCACCTCCGTTCCTGCATGCTACTCAGTCCCAGAACGATGATCTGCCATCCTCGCGATCATCCTCTTCATCTCTCTGGCGTGCAGCGGCAGGTGGCTCCTGTTGAGGGAGCGTCACGCCCCCACGCTCTTGCGCCCAACGATCGTCGCTCCACCGATCCGCACCAACCAGCGCTGCTGCAGCCCGGGCATAGACCCGGCAGTCGAGCGCTTCGTTCCGTGGCCGGGTCTTGATCCACTCGAACCGGTTGTAGCCCCGACGGTCGATCGTGTTCGTCAGCCGCTCCGCGCACAGCTGCCGGAACCACTCCTCACCGTGCTGAGGGAAGTGGCACCAGCCATGCGGCAATGGCTCGCCTTCATCAGGGAGGCCCCGCCGCAACCAGCCGTAAAGCTCACTTTTTGCCGTGCTGCCGCCCACCGGCCACACCTTCACGCCACCGCGCAGGGCCCGGCCGTTCCGCAGCACCTCCACTCGGCCCGGCGTGCCGATGATCGAAGTCTGGCTGTCGGACCCACCCTTGATTGCGATCACTCGGTTGCCGGCCTGGCTCCGCACCCAGCGATAGACTTCCTGGCTCCTGAAGCCCGAGTCGATCGCCGTCATGCGGATCGGCAGCCGTTGGCCATCGCCTCGGCCGAACTCTGACCGCACGAACTTCGTCAGCTCACGCCACACTGCCGGCTGCGCCGTGTCCCCTGCCAGCACCTGATAGTCCAGGCTCCAGTTCTCCATCCCAGGGCCCCAGCCGACCACTTCCAACTCAAGCCGGTCCATCTGCACGTCCACCCCGCAGGTGATGAACACCACCCCGTCTGGCACGGTGCCAAGCTGATATAACTCGCGGCGCGCGTAGAGCGCTTCCCAGTCCGGAGCCTCGCCGTCGCTGTTGTACGGCAGGGCCAGCACCGTGTTGACGAACGGCTGCTGTTTCGACGGGTCGTCCTTGGTCTTGATGAACTCCAACACCGCCTGGTTCCAGCTGAACCAGCCCAGGGGAGAGTAGAGCGCGTTGCAGTGGTACCCCTGGTGGAGCGTTCGCTCAGGGAACTTCGCCTCCCACCATTCGTCGTCCCACACCTCCGGGTCATACCACCAGGCCTTCGCGTCCTCGCTGATCCCCTCGCCGCATTCCACGCACATGATCACCGGCGGTACCGTCAGCCGTTCAGGCAGGCCCGGGTCTTTCTCGTCCCATCGCATCTGCTCCCACTCCAGCTGCTGACGGTGCCCGCAGTGGGGGCACGGCAGCTTCAGCGTGTTCTGGCTGCTCTCCTCCCACTTTCCCCAGATCGCGCTTGTGCCCGCCAGCTTCGGCGTCGAAGTGTTCGCCTGCTTGCCACGGATGCCGAACGTCCTCCGGCGAGCATTCACCACCGCCAGGGGGCTTCCCTCCTCGTCGACGTTCAATGGCCAGCGGTCGATCTCATCATTTGCCGCGAACCGGATCGGCATCGATGCCAGGCCGCTTGCTGCGTTCGCGCCGCGCATGCTCAGCTGACCGTTGGGGAAGTCCTTCTGCAGGATCGTGTTGCCGCTGTCGCGCGACTTTGATTCCTTGACCTTCTCTCGAAGCGCTGGCGTCGCTTCGATCATTGGTTGGATCCGCGTCTTGGAGTATTCCTTCGCGCGGTCGATAGTCGGCTGGACGTAGAGCGTCGGGCCCGGCGCGATGTCCATGATGTAGCCGACCCAGTTGTTCAGGCCTTCGCTCTTCCCCATCTGGCTGCCAAACACCAGCGTCACCTCCTGCACCTTGCTTGTGACCGAAAGGTCATCCATCGGCCGCCGCAGGTACGGGGTCCGCGCCGTCTTCCATGGGCCGTGCTCGCTGGATGCCTTTGGGCTCAGCCACCGCCGCTGGTCCGCCCACTGGCTCACCGTCAGCAGCGGGTCCGGCCGCAGGCCCTCCCAGAACGACCGCTCAATCGCCTCAGCTGTTGCCAGCGCCATCCGCCATTGCCTCCAGTGCTCCGACCAGGTGCCGTTCGATCACCAGCAGCACATCCGCCCGCTGGTCCGGCGTCAGCCCGCCGGCTGCCTTCGCAATCTCGCCGATCATCTGCGGGCCGATCCGCAGCACCGCATCACGCACACGCCGGCCAGACTCGAACCGCGCACTCTTCATCTCCTCCGCGCTCACCAGCTTGCCGCTTCGCTCCTCAAACTCCAGCTGCAGCAGCTTCGCTTGGTAGGCGATCTTAATCGCCTGGCCTTGGGCCATCGTCGGCATGCCTGCAGCTGAACCGGGAGAGGCGAGGGCTCCATGGGCCGCAGCCATCTGCCGCTGCCGGCCCGCTTTGATCGCCGCACCCTGGCGATACTGCGGCGCTGTGTTCTTTCCCCACTCCTCGTTCGCAACCTTCGGATCAATCAGCCAGCTTCTGCCCTCGCGCTTCGCCCCCCTCTTGATCCGCCCATCCGCAATCGCCTTCCTTACCGCTTGCGGAACAACACCAATCGATTCTGCATAATCTGCAAGTTTCAGCACGACTCCACTTTGTAGCCGAACAAGTGCAACATTGACTGAAGCGTAAATCTATCGAGCAACAGCGCTTCCCCGAACCCCTTGATCTGCACCACCGCTGGCGCAGCCACCAACCCAGCAATCAGGTGCGCCAGTTGCTCCGGCGACATCTGCGTCCATCCGCAACCCTTCAACATCTCGTCCACTGTCGTCTCTTCCCCGCGTTCTCCCAGCTCCACCCGCAATGGCGACGCCACCACAACTCCACAACTCCAACTTGCACCGAACCGGACCGATCGGACACTGAGCATTGCGTCAACCATGTTCGGCAGCCAGAATACTGGCTGCCGGAATCTTATCCCTCAAACAGCAGAAATCAGCCCTTTGCCGTCGCACGCATCTGGCCGCGACCGGTCTTGTAGGCAGCCTTGGCTTCGCGGCCTCGGCCGGTCGCTTTGCTGAGACCACCTTTAGACGTGCGGCGCAATCCGCCACTCCGACCACCAGATCCAGCCATGGGGAGCTCCAGAACAACTGCCTCATCCTAAGCGAGATCAGGAGTCTCAGCATAGGTGTATTCCCAACCCTTTCGCCGATATACCACTAGCTTGTCTCCGTTTTCGTCAAGCAGTGGAACAATCCTGCCGTCTTCAATGACGCAAGCATGCGCAAACCTGCGAAACGAATTTGGACCGATGCTTTTTGAAAACAGTTCATCGTTCCATATTATTCGCCAAAATCCCTCCACATCTTGCTTTGGCCCGCTTGTGACGCAGTGGCTCTGACCAGTCCAGTTCAGGCAGGGGGCTCAAAACACTCTGTGCAAACTCTCTTCTCACAACAATGCACTCATCATCGCCAGCATTATCCAGTGACGGGTCAATCTCGTTCACCAGCTGATGCCAATAAGGCATCGGCCTTTCATACACCTCGTGCCACGGCTCAAAAAATCGTGTTGGCTCTTCATACTCGGTGCTGAAAACCTCCATTCCAATGCCTTTCGCGTAGGCCATCGCAGCCTGCGCATGCTCGCGATCGGCCTTGCTGCCCTTTTCGCCGCAGCGCCGGATAAACTCTTCACCCAGCCGGCCCCGGGCATTGGCGTCCAAGTTGCCCTTGAAGCTCTTGCTGAAATACGGCACCTGGATCCAGACACCCCAAACGCCCTTCGCCTTCAGCAGGTCCAGGAGGGGATCAAACCTCGGCAGCCACTCCGCAGACAGCGGGTTTACCCCCACCGTCACCACGTGGCCCCGCTCAATCAGCTGGTCCACCAGGTCCAGCCGGCTGCCGATGCTCGGGGCATGCGGTTCCACTCGC